GCCTCGGTGGTGAGAGTGTTGCCCAGTATGGTCTTGCTCATCTCGGCGTTACACTTGTCGTCGAGGCTCTTGTAGGTGTCGGCGCTGCCCGTCTTGTTGGAGCTCTCGATGAACTCGAGGCTGCAGCCCTCCGGACAGAGGTAGACTGAGGCGCTGCCCTGAGAGACGGCGTCGCTGAGTATGGCCATACGTGCGTCGGGGTCGGCAGCGTCGTAGGTGTACTTGCGCACCGGCATTCCGAAGATTTGGTTAAACTGAGCCCAGTCGCCCATGTTGCCACGCTTCCAGATGGTGTATGGAGTGGTGCAGGCGAAGAGTCCGTTCGGCTCCTTCGAGCGGATGAGCAGCAGCCCGTCGTACTCGTCGAAGGATGTGCCGGTGATGTCGTCCTGACGATGAAGGATGATGCGGCGCACGGGGTCGACATGCTTGCGCGGCACGCAGTAGTAGTCAATCCAGCCCTGCTCATTGATGTAGAACTGCACCAGTGTGAATCCCCAGAAGATGGAGTCGAGTGCGTCGTCGAGGAAGTTCATGAACCACGGTGAGTCGATGATCTCGCTCACCTTCTCGTCGATCACTCCGTTGCGACGGAATTCGATGTCGCAGCTGAGCACACCCGCCTTGCGCTTCTCGACGATGCCACGCAGGTGTCCGTCGATGAGGGCGTCGGTGTAGATGTCGAAGAGTCGCTGACGCTGTGCGAAGTCGACATTCTCGGCCGAGCGTATGGCGTTCATGTAGGCGTCGAGGTCCACTCCGAAACGTCGTGGCGCCGTCAGCGTGATGGTTGTTCCCGGGCGGAAGTTTCCGCCCTCCGTGATGCGTCGGTCAGCCTTGCGCGGGCGGCCTACGCGATTGAAAAAATTGAATATGCTAGCCATTTCTGTAGTCGTTTTAATGGATTAAAGGTGTGAGGTTCGCTGCAGGTTGCTCTTCATGAGCCATGGCGAGTTGTCCTTCAGCGTCTCGTCGGGCAGCAGCGGTGCGCCGTCGATCGAGACCTTGCGGTCGGCCACCTGCTTGAGCCACTCCACGGCACGCTCGTAGCGGTCGACACGAATCTGCGACATGCTCTGCGGATTGTGGATGGAGTGGAGATGATAGAGAGCAATGTCGATGGCCATCATCAGCACCAGCTGATTGCGCTCCTCGCCCTCGGCCGAGAAAATGGCGTCGACATCGTAGCGACCGGAGAGGTAACTGCGCATCTCGGCGATGGCGCGGTCCTCGCAGATTTCGACCACCGACTCGTCGTCGTGCGTGATGCGGTCGAGTATCTCCTTGTGAATGGAGGCATCGTAGTCCTCCAGAGTGATGAATTTACTCATAATCTTCTTCTGTTATTGCGTCGGAGAGGAAGCACCTTCACCGGCTCTAGTTGAACAAGTTTTTTCTTTAATACTCTCAGACCGCCCTCGACGCAGTCGGGACCGTCGGCGGGGAACTTCAGTCGCATGGTGAAGAGTCGGAACTGGTCGTCCAGGCGCTGCATGTGTGGATTGTTGCGCTCCGCCTCGTTGAGGATGAGGTTTCCGCAGCGGTTCAGCGGTTCAAGGTTTGCCTCGATACGCGTCGCCTTGTCGGTCTTGCGCTCCTCGTCGGGGGCTATGTAGAGACCAATGTCCTGCTCACGTCGAGCCTTTGCCACGAGCGGCTTGAACACCTGCTGGAAGAATGGGTCCTGCAGCTTGTTGTTCTCCATGTAGCAATAGACCGGCACACGTCCGTCCACGTAGCGCAGCAGCTCAATGTACCAGTTGATGAAGTCGGCGTTTAGTCCGCGGTCCAGGAAGACCTTGATGACATAGACCTTCTCGCCGAGCATACCCATCAGTGTGCAGCTCTTGGTTGAGGAGTTCTTCGTCTTGTTCTCGCCCGGAGCAGGGTCGCCGTAGATGACTAGGAAGCGGAACTTCGTGAGCGGTGGCACCTTATCGTAGACCAGGTCCTTGAAGATTTCGCCCTCCGTAACGGGGTTGTTGAAGTACTCGGTCTGCTGGCTGGCTGTAGAGATCTTCGAGAGCGTGGCGTCGATCATCGCCTCGGTGTTCTTCTGAGGCCATGTAGAGCGTCCGTCGCGGTCGCGTATGTTGACGATGTCCCAGTGGCTGGCCTTCTGGCCTGCGCGCGTGATGCAGCAGTCGCGGGCAATGATGTTGCCGCAGAAGATGACCAGCGTGGGTCGTGAGGGGTCGCGCGTCGGATAGAGCGCCTTTTCCCACCATTGCCACATCTTGTCGACGGTGTCGGGGTTGCGCACCGCCTCGTCGGTATCGAAGTCGTCGACCAGCAACGTGTCGGGTCGGACAGCCTCGTTACGGCTACCACGTGGAGCATTTCCGGCACCCACCGCACGGAAGGCGCATCCGCTCTTCGTGATGAACTCCTCGGCGGTCCATGATCCTATGGTCTCCTGCACGCCGTAGTAGACACGGATGAGGGCGTTGTTCTCCAGCTGACTCTTGTAGGGCGCAAGCAGACGCGTGGCGGAGTCCTGAGTGGCACTCGCCATCATGACGTTGCGGCTGCGCCCCGTCAGAGCCCGGTAGAGCACGATGAACATGACCACCGTAGACTTGGCCAGAGAGCGCGCCCACGAGAGTACCTCAAACCACTCGTCGTTGTTGATGCAACGGCGGATGGCAGCACGGTGGAAGGGTGCGAACTCATAGAGGGCGAAGTCGGGGAAGAAAAACTTGATCCAGGCAATGGGGTCAGCCTCGAGCCTGGCGCGTTCGCGCTGAATCTCTGCAGGCGAGAGGTCGACCTTCACCTCGGTGCGTCGCATTCCCGCCTCGAAGAAGATGGCCCACGATTTGAGCAGTTCGCGTTCGTTCTGTTTCATTGTATGTGTCCTCCTCTCCCGCGTTATTTAAGTGAGTCTTTAATGAAGGCGTCCCAGAGCTTCAGGAATTCCTTGCTCTTGTCAAGGTCGTAGGGTCGGAGCCAGTTGATGAACTTGATGCCCACCGAGATGTAGTCGCTCAGTCCCGCCTCGGTCTCCAGCTTCTTGATGGCAGTGGTCAGCTTGGTGATGCTGTCGGCCTCGGCAGCCGAGGCGAAGCGCTGTCCCTCGGGACGTGCGGATATGACGCGGTTGATTTCGGCAATCTGTTTATATAGGTTGCTGATTTGCTGTTCGCGTGTCATGGTGACCCCGACGCGTCGCTCCTCCCACTTTTCCGCCTTCGCCCATCGGTTGATGGTCTGGCGGCTGACGCTCACCTTCTCGGCAATCTCGGCCTGCGTCAGGTTGTCCTTGACGAAGAGGCTCAGCGCCCACTCTTTTTTCTGTTCAGATGTAAGTCCCATGTCGTTACGATTTGATGTTGGTTTATGAAAAATCTCATTACGCTGCCAAAGTTCGCCCCACGGGGCGAACCAAGCAATTTTCGGGGAAATGGTTACAAAGGAGCGTGACGTGGTTACAAGGTAGCGGGAAATGGTTACACACTTTTTTGCTGCCCTGCCGCGGCTGCTCTACTTTAGCGACATGAAAACCAATTAAAGCATTATAGAAGTGAAGACATTTAAATCGTTTTATGACGACGATGAGACCGCACGCATCCTCATCTACGGAGAGATCAGCGACACCGGTGGCGACGGCATGATCACCAGCGGCGGAGTTGTGGCCGACCTGCTGTGGCTTGACGACAGCTACAAGAAGGTGGATGTCCACATCAACTCCGTGGGCGGCGAGGTCTATCCCGGCATAGCCATATTCAACACCCTCCGCCAGATGAAGTCGGAGGTGACCATCTACGTCGATGGCATCGCAGCATCAATAGCCGGCGTCATCGCTCTCTGCGGCAAGCCCGTGAAGATGAGCAAGTACAGCCGCCTGATGATTCACTCGGTGAGCGGCGGATGCTACGGCGACAAGAGAGACCTGGCTGAGATGATCCGCGAGATTGAGAACCTGGAAGAGACCATAGCGGAGATTATCTCCGGACGCTGCGGTCTGGACAAGGAGCAAGTGAAGACGACCTACTTCGACGGCAAAGACCACTGGATAAACGCAGACGAGGCGCTGACCCTCGGTCTTGCCGACGAGATCTACGACGTCGACGAGCCGGTGCCCGACGAGAGCACTGCCGACGACATATATAAGATATTTACTAACCGAATGGAGGCACTGGCTGCCGGCCATTCACAAAAATCAGACGAAATGAAACTGGAAGACTTGAAGAAGATCAACCGCTTCGCTAACTGTGCCGATGAGGACGCCGCACTCGCAGCAGTGGAGGCAACCGCAAAACGTGCCGACGAGCTGGAGACGGAGAACGAGACACAGCGCCAGAGAATCGAGGAGCTCGAAAATGAGCGCGTGGAGGAGACGGTGGACGCCGCCATTAAGGACGGACGCATCACGGCTGACCAGAAGGAAACATACACCAACCTTCTGAAGTCGGACTACAAGAACGGCAAGGCGGTGCTCAACGGACTGAAGCCGCGCCGACTGCTGAAGAATGAACTCAACAACGAAAAGCCGGAGAACAAGGCAACAAGCGCATGGGCTCAGCGTCAGAAGGACATTCGCGACCGCTACTTCGGCAGAAAGGAGTGAACGCCCTATGATGACCGGAAAACAGACACAGCCACCTAGAAGGGTGAAGCTGGCAGGTACGTCCGGAGCAGGCAAGAACTCCGGAACCTACATCCGCGGAGACCGCAAGCTCCGGATGTGTGGCAACCCGCGCCGCGGCTAAGACTGCGACGGAACAATGAGAAACAACAGAACTTTTTATCAATAAATAATCAATTTCTATTGACATGGCACTTAACGTGAACAACACCAACTACAGTGGCGAGGTACTTGACCAACTGCTCACCATGGCAACCACTGGCAACGAGATTGTGGAGAAGGGCCTTCTCTGCATCATCCCTAACATTAAGAAGTCTGTCAGCATCCCTCGTATCAAGGCGGGCAAGATGCTCCAGAAACGCAAAAAGAATCCGGGTGTCGACGATGCCAAGGGCAACTTCGACTACAGTGAGCGTCTCTTGACTCCTCACGACCTTATGGCATTCACCGTGTTTGACCCATCAGCTTTCGAAAGCATCTGGCGTCCGTTCCAGCCGACAGGCGACATGGTGTTCCAGGAGCTTCCGGCCGACGTGCAGAACACCCTGCTCGACGCACTTTCAAAACAGGTGACCTTCGAGCTCGGCGACCAGTATGTCAACGGTGAGTATTCAGAGAACGACGAGGACGGCATGATGAACGGTATCCTCACTCAGGCTGCCAAGGCTAACGACGTGGTCGTAGTCGAGACACCTGACGAGGACACCCTGATTGCACGACTCAAGGCTGTGCGCCTCGCCATTCCAAAGGCAATCCGCAACAACTCTGCGCTCCGCATCATCATGTCCATCAACGACTTCGACCGCTACGACGATGAGCTTACAGAGCGCGAGTACAAGAATGCCTCTGAGACCGACGTGAACGCTCTTCGCTACAAGGGCATCAAGATCGAGACCATCGCGTCATGGCCTGACGATGTCATCGTGGCTACTCTCTGCAGCCCGAACGCATCAAGCTCTAACCTCTTCGCGGCTGTCAGCCTCGAGGACGACGAGCACGTCATCCAGATTGACAAGGTGGCTGCGGCAAGTGAGCTCTACTTCTTCAAGATGTTGATGAAGGCTGACACTAACATCGCATTCGGCGAGGAGTTCGTAGTGCTCGATGCACGCAAGGAGCCGCAGTTTGTGGCTGCAGCAAATGCATAGCGTAAACAATTAACCAGATTTACTAATGCAGATGGAACTCTATACAATCATTGAGCTGGTGCTGGGGGGCGGCCTTGTGGCCACCCTCGCAGGACTGGTGACCATGAGGTCGTCGGTCAGGAAAGCAAGGGCGGAGGCTGACAGCGCACGCGCCGAGGCCGATAAGGCGAAAGCCGAGATCGAGGGGGTGCAGCTGACCAACGCTGAGAACGCAACCCGCATTCTCAATGAGAATATAGTGGTGCCTCTGAAAAAGGAACTGAATGAGACAAGGAACTACCTTGAGGCGGCCAAACGCGAGACGGCGAAAAGCACACGCGAGATGGCTCGACTCAGAAAAGCTATCGACGCTGCTAATAGCTGCCATTATAGCGATGATTGCCCTGTCCTTGAGCGGATGCAGCGCGACAAAAAGCGGGAGCAACGCGAAGAACAACAGCAGCAGTCAGTCGACGACGACACAGCGGGACAGCCTGAGGCATCAGCTGAGGACTATGACGCTGGAGCCGGTGCCGATGAGTATGGCGACAGTGACGGTAGCGGTGGATAGCCTGCAGCGACTGCCCGACGGCAGTGGCTACTCGGCACGCTCGGGACAAGCAAGCGTGAGCCTTACCCGACGCGGCAGCGCGGTGGAGGCGACAGCGCAGTGCGACTCGCTGGAGCGCGTGGCGACTCTCTATGAGGAGCTCTTCTGGGAAGCTGGGGCGACGGCCGACAGCCTTCGTCAGGCCCTGGAGGAGCAGTCTCAAATGGTGGAGAAACGACGGTCGAACACCGTTCGACCAGTGATTATAGCTTTTATTATCGGCTTCGGTGCCGGTGGATTATTAACTTTTTATTTGATTAAGAGATATGGCAGAAAATACATCAACAGTTAACGAGGTGCTCGACGGCATTGACCTCATACTGAGTGTGGGTGGCAAGGCTCTGGGCTTCAGCACTGGCTGTAAAGTCAGCACATCGACAGAGACCGGTGAGCGCATCACCAAAGAGGCGACCAGCGGTAAGTGGAAGGACAAGTATGCGAAGAGCTTCTCTGAAACCATCACGGCTGACGGTTGCGTCCTGAAGGATCCAGACTCCGAGAAGCCGACCTACGAGGAGCTGAAGGCTATGCAGCTTTCCGGCGAACCTATCGAGGCTCAGTATTCCGTTCGCGAGGGCTCTACTCGCGAGGGCAAGACAGCCGGAGGTTATAAGGGCAAGTATATCATCACCAGCCTCGAGCTTGACGCTCAGGCAGGCGACGACGCTAAGTACAGCGTAACACTGGAGAACAGTGGCGCCGTGACTAAGGTGACAGATGATGCCGCATAAGGCACACATACAGACACACTGAATAAGATAGTCTTGTAGGCGGTGCAGACGTGCCGCCACAAGCTATTCTGATAAACAATCAATAGAGAGAGAGTTCCATTATGAAAAAGATAACAATCAGCATCAACGGCAAGGATTATCCTTGCTACATGACGATGGGTGCCATCGTCTACTTCAAGCGACTGATGGGTAAGGACATCAGCCGCATGGACATGACCGACGTGGAGGAGGTCTTGGCGCTGTTCTACTGCATGGTGAAGGCGGCGTGCAAGGCTGAGGGCGTGGAGTTCGACACGGACTTCCCGACCTTCGAGGACTTCGCCGTGGCAGTCACTCCGGAGCAGATGACCGAGTTTCAGGCTATTCAGGAGGCTGAACAGAGCGAACAGGCGAAGGAGACAGAGGAGTCCGACTCAAAAAAAAAGAGGGCGAAGAAGTAGAGACTGACATCGACACGTTGACAGGCATAGCGATGGGGTGTATTGGGATGAGTATGACAGACTTTTGCCGATGCACCCCTTCGCAGTTTAGGGCGATTTATCGGTCGTGGTCGGAGCGGCAGCGCGACGACTTGCGCCAGCAGTGGGAGCAGAGCCGCATGATGTGTATGTGCATGCTGCAGCCCTACTCGAAGAGCAAGCTGAAGCCGAGAGACGTGATGCAGTTCCCGTGGGATGAGACTCCGGCGAAGGCGAAGGCTAAGACGGAGAGGCGACCGAAGGAGGAACTGAGCGAGGAGGAGAGAATGGAAAGGTATAGAAAAGCTGCAAAAAGATATGGATATGAAAGCATCGGAAAAGGTAGTAAGTAAGATTAAGGAGGTTGAGGGTCTGAGGCTGGAGGCTTACAAGTGTTCGGCCGACAAGCTGACGATTGGCTATGGCCATACGAGCGGGGTGAAGGCTGGGCAGCGCTGCACGAAGGCGCAGGCTGAACAGTGGCTGAAGGATGATTTAGCGGTGGTTGAGCGCCAGTTGAACGCTCTTCATCTGACGCTGAGTCAGAACCAGTTCGACGCTCTGGTGGACTTTACGTTCAACATCCGATGGTCGAGCTTCACACAGAGCACGCTGCTGAGGAAGATTCGCCAGAAGGCTCCGACGGTGGAGATCCAGGCAGAGTTCCGCCGCTGGGTGTGGTACACCGACAAGAACGGCGTGCAGCGCAAGTCCTCCGGGCTGGTCAGCCGCAGGGACTGGGAGTCTGAGCTGTGGGGGGAGGGCTAGCGCTTGCTATGATTTTTTTTTGCGACGTTTAGGCCATCCATATACATCGACCAGCAGAGCTATGCCTGGAAGGCAGCCTATAAATACCATTATTCCAAGGATAATGAATATCAGAATCGGATGATCAATAAGAAACTGAGCCATAACATTGTAACTTTTGCTACAAAAATAAGAAAATAAACGATATACGCAATGGATAAGACTGTTAAATTTAAGGTTGAGTTCGAAAGCAACGGTCAAAAAGTGTTCAGAGATGTGACCGTCGACGTGAATGAACTGCAAGATGTCATCAGGAACCTGAAAAAAGAGGCCGATGACCTTGGCGATTCGTTCACGAAGGTCGGCCAGATAGCTATGGGCTTCGATGCGCTAAATTCCATTATCGGCAATATGTCCGGAATGGTGGAGCAGCTTGGTGCGAACTACGCCAGTTTCGACAAGGGCATGCGTGCCGTCAACACCATGGCGGGACTCAACGCCACGGAGCTGAGTGCGCTGACTGGACAGGTTGCCGAGCTCAGCAAGACAGTCCCTATCGCGAGAGATGAACTGGCTAACGGTCTGTATCAGGTAATCTCAAACGGTGTGCCGCAGGACAACTGGATAGAGTTCCTCGAGCAGTCATCGCGCGCTGCCGTGGGTGGTATCGCCGACCTTGGTCAGACGGTGACCGTTACCTCCACCATTCTGAAGAACTACGGACTGGCATGGAGCGAGGCGGGAAACATTCAGGATAAGATTCAGACGACAGCGAAACTTGGTGTAACGAGCTTTGAGCAACTGGCAGCAGCACTGCCTCGTGTGACAGGTACCGCCGCTACTCTGGGCGTGTCGATTGACGACCTTATGGCAACCTTCGCCACACTGACGGGCGTAACCGGTAACACAGCCGAAGTCAGTACACAGCTTGCTGCAGTATTCACCGCACTGGTGAAGCCGAGCAGCGAGGCGACGACAATGGCTCAGCAGATGGGCATTCAGTTTGATGCAGCCGCAGTGAAGGCTGCAGGAGGTTTCCGTAACTTCCTTACTCAGATAGACGCGGACATAAAGAGTTATGCTTCCGCCCACGGCATGCTGGACCAGGAAATTTACGGCAAACTGTTTGGATCCGCCGAGAGCCTCCGTGCGCTCATAGCTCTCAATGGTGAGCTGAGCGACAAGTTCGGGCAGAACATTGATGCAATGGCTGACAGTGCCGGAACCATCGACGCAGCATTCGAACAGAACGCTGGCAGCGCCGATGCGATGAATCAGAAGTTAGAGAATATGATGGCTACCTGGACTGACTGGGCTGGCAGTGTGGCAGCGGCAATAGCTCCGTATGTAAAGTGGGCAGCTACTACAGTGACTGCCATCAACGGATGTCTGACTCTGACAAAAACCATAAGGACGCTTGTGGCTGCCTACCGTGCGAAGCAAGCGGCAGATATAGCAAGTGCAGCAAGCAGTAAGGCGGTCGCAGCTGCTGAGGGCGCAGAAGCTGTGGCGGCAGGTGCTGCAACAGTGGCAACAAAGAAACTGACCATAGCGCTCATCGGTATGGGTGCTGCTGCAACATTTGGCCTTTCTGCTATAATTTCCTTGGTGGCTATGGGGCTTGCCAAACTTATCCAAACGGAGGATGGAGCCATACTTGAAACCGACAATCTAATAGATGCCAACGAGGCGTTTAAAGATTCTGCAGCAAGAGCACGCTCTGCTATGGAACAGGAGATTGGCAAACTGAAAAACCTTATAGACACAAAAGCAGATGCGACGGAGGCCGTGAAGCAACTGAATGCACAATACGGAGATATATTCGGAACATATAATACAGCTGCAGAATGGTATGATACGCTGATAAAGAAGAGCAAGGATTACTGTGACCAGCTTGCCTATGAGGCACAATATAAAGCTATCGCAGACAAGAAGGGGAAACTGCTTAACCAGCTGGCGGAGGCTCAACGAGAAAAGGCTGACGTAATAAACTCTGCAAAGAGCCAAGAACGAATGACCTTCACAGAGACGAATAAATACACTGGTCAGAAAACTGTCATGTCTGCTCCGAGAGATTTGGACCTCAAAGGTTACACAAAATCGCGTGGCAAGGAAATTGACATTCTCCACCAGATAGAGGAGCTTGATAAGGATTTTGCCAATGCAATGGGTAATTATAATGCTGCAAAGAATCGCCTGAACAGCAAGCAAACGACTGTCAAATGGCAAGATCAGAGTTATAACGACCTCGCCAAGACTATCGAGCAACAGAGAACTAAAGTCGGCAGCTATGCCGGACTGACTGACGCTGACAGCAAGAAGCAGGCGGCGCAGGAGGCTGCAACGCTGACGCAGATGCAGGAACGTTATAAGGCGCTCGGCAAGAAGTATGGCCTGGCCGACAAGACAGGCAGCAACGAATACGACGGAAAGAAACTCATAAAGGACGCCCAGAGCTACAAGGAGCTGGGCAACAACGTGAAATATTATCAGACTCAGCTCGAAAAGGTGAAGAACATCGAGAGCGAGGAGGGTAAAGCGAAGGCTGCAGAGCTGAACGCCAAGCTGAACGAGACCCTGAAGCAGCAGAACAAGGTGAAAATAGAGATGGAGGCTGCCGGTCTACCTGCTGAGCTGAAGACACTGGACGACTTCAACAAGAAGCTGGCATGGCTTGAGGAGGTCAGGAAGGTCTCTACCGACGTGGAGCTGCCCGGCATCGACAAAGCCATCAAGGAGACGCAAGAGCTGAAGGCTGAGTTCGAGGATGCAGCCATCGCTCAGAAGAAGCTGGCGGACTACTCAACCTACGACGAGGTGACGAAGGGCATTGCCTACTATGAAAAGCGAATAAACTCCACCAGCGGAACAACGCAGAAGGAGGCACGCAAAATGAAAAAGAGCCTCGAGGAGCTGAAGCAAGCGTGGGACGACGCTGCGGAGGATATGACACCGCCCGACCTCAACGACCTCAGCTCTGCCCGGAAGATTAATGAGTCGATAGACTATCTGCAGAGCAAGCAGGAGAGGTCGAGCACAGCTGAAGCACTAGCCCTGCAGAAGCAGGTGAACCAGCTGGAACGTGCCAAGAAGACACGCGAACAGATTCTCAGCCTGCCCGAACAGCGTGACCAACTGAATGACCTCGGCAAGATGAAGGGCAAGAAGCTCACCATGGAACTGGAACTTATCGGTCTGAGCACTATTCAGGATAATATACGAAACCTCCAGAAAATCCTCGACAACACGGAGCTAAGCCCGGAAGTTCGCAAGGAAACCGAGGCTCAGCGGGATCAATGGAAAAAATATGAGAAGCAACTGAAACGCAGTCAAGTGACAATGAAGGGTGCTTGGAGCTCTGTAGAGGGCATCGGCGGAGCATTGACCAGCATGACCAGCACGCTGAAGGGCAGCGGCACGGCATGGGAGAAGGTCTGTGGCGCCATCGACGGCATCATTCAGCTGTATGATGGTTTCAGCTCTATCATAAAGATGATTGGTCTCTTCGCCGGTACATCGGAGAAGAGTGCCATCGCCAAAACTGAGGAGGCTGGAGCAACAGCAGCGAACGCCATAGCTGAAGGTACTTCTGCAGGTGTGGCCGCCGCCACTCTTCCGGTGGTCAGCGAGGAGATTGCGCTATATAAGGCTCTGGCCATCGCCAAGACCTACGCTGCCTATGCTGAAATACCGTTTGCCGGCTTCGCCATTGCATCGGGCTTCGTCGGTATAATTGAGGGTATGATTGACCAGGCTGCCATTCCTAAGTTCGCCGACGGAGGTATCGCCTACGGGCCTACGCTGGGAATCTTCGGAGAGTATGCCGGAGCAGCCAACAACCCGGAGGTGGTGGCACCGCTCGACAAGCTGAAGTCGCTCATCGGCGAGGGAGGCGGAGGAATGGGCGGAGAGGTCACCTTCCGCATACACAGGCGCGAACTGGTGGGAGTGCTGCAGTCGGCCGAACGATATAATAAAAGAGTGAAGTAGCTGACGCTACTAAGAGTTAAGAGTAAAGAGTAAAGAGTTAAGTAATACAATACCATAAAGTTATGGGAAAGATATATACAGGACGATTTCTGAGCTACCGCGAGGTGGAGTACGTGGTCAACATCTTCAGCAAGGATGTGGAGACGGAGACACCGGAGGACCTGGTGTTCGGCGAGGAGCCTGCGGAGATCGAGTGGAGCGAGGTGGACAAGCTGGAGCCGGTGCAAGGCTCGGCACTGACACTGACGCTGCTCTCGACCAGCGACCGCCAATACATCGACCTCTACTCGGTGGAGACGGGCGAGGTGTGGGCAGAGGTGTGGCGCAACGGCAGCCTCTACTGGACAGGCACGCTCGACACGGAGCTCTACGAAGAGCCCTACTCGTACCTGAAGGACTATGAGGTGCAGTTCACCTTCTCGGACTTCGGAGCACTGGAGCGCCTGAAATGGAGCGACAAAGGTGTCCGCAGCCTGGAGTGGATTGTCCGCACATGCGTGGAGGCAGCGGGGCTGGACTACAGCACACTGAACCGCCACATCAGCACGACTCCGGCGGAGGGCTACACCGACATCCTGACCGACTCGTATCTGAACTGCGAGAACTTCTTCGACGAGGACGACGAGCCGATGACGATGAGAGAGGTGCTGGAGGCTGTGCTGCAGCCGTTCGCACTGAGAATGGTGCAGAAGGGCGGAAGGGTGGAACTCTTCGACCTCAACGCCCTGGCAGCCGAGGAGGTGGAGACGGAGAAGGTGGTGTGGATGAGCGACGATGCTGAACTGAGCGCCGACGTGGTCTACAACAACGTGAAGGTGACCTTCTCGCCCTACGCCGACACGACGCTGTATGACGGTACCATCGAACACGACGACACGCTGAAGAGCAAGACGTCGGGCATACTCTACTATCTTAACGCCAACCCGTCGGAGGAGATTGACGGTTTTCGTCTGGCTACGGGCGACCCCGAGGAGAGCGACGAGCTGCCCTTCGAGCTGGCGGGCGCGGCTAAGCTCTTCCGAATAGACTCGGAATATAGCGCCAGCGACGAAGCGGGTGTCTACATGATGAGCCGCGGTTCGGCTGTCATGGCCAGCGGCGACATCGACAAGACAATGGTGGGCACACAGAAGTGGCTGCCATGTACCGACGGGGTCAACCCGAACATGTCGTCGGTCACCGAGATTATCAAGTGCGGCCGCGTACATCTGAACTACTGCCGCCGCAACACCTTCCGCCTGAAGATTGAGCTGTCGGTCTGCATCGACCCGCGCTACAATCCCTTCGAGGGGGAGGACAACAACGAGAGCAAGAGCTACGGCTACTGGAACGACTGGGCGAACTTCGCCTACCTGCCCATCAAGCTGGTGCTCTACGACACCAACGGCAACGCCTACCTCCACTACTCGAACTCCGACGTGGTGAAGGGCAACAGCTACAGCGCAGGCGGTGGCAAGTGGGTCGGCGGTGCGGCGTCGTGGGGCGACGCATGGCTGGCGTTCTACGACCGCGACGACCGTAAGGCGAAGAGCGGACTGAGCGGATGGTCGACCAACAAGCAGGTCATCGGCTACTTCCGCGACGCGCTGCCATCAATCTTCGAGAAGATGGGCGACGGCGAGTATGCCCCGACACCACCGACAGGCGGATGGCTGGAACTGACCATCGGCGACGGCATCTATGCCTTCGACTACAAGCGCAACACGGAGAAGCGACGCGAGGACCTGGCAAAGATTAACCGATGGTTCCTGCTGAAGGACCCGAAACTGAGCATCGTCAAGGCCAACGGCACGGACATCGACGTGGAGGATCAGGAGGACCAGGCATGGCTTAACCGCTCGGCTCAGGAGGACTACGAGATTGACACTAATGTGGGCACCATTGCCGACCGCTACGCCTCGCCGACAGCCCGCGGGGCTCTGCTCAACGTGGGACAGAGCACGATGCAGAACTACACCCGTGCGGGCGTGACCGACCGTCTGGAGCGTCTGCTGATTGGTACCGTCTTCAGCCAGTATGCCAGCCGCAAGACGGTGTTGAGCGGCACTGCCTTGCTGATGAGCGGACTTCATCCGCTGAGCGAGGCAAGCACGCCGGGACGATTCATCATGCTGAGCGAGGTGCAACGCCTTCAGGATGAGGAGAGTGAGATAACGATGGCGAAATTTTCTGCCGATGATTATGAGGGTATAGAGTATGAATAAAAAATATAATGTATCGACAACGGGACGCACGGCGCAACCGCGCAGCAAGCGTCTGAGGGAGCTGGGCGTCAGCGGTGCGGTGACGGTGCGCAGCGGCGGAGGCAGTTCGAGCACCGTTCAAACGGTGACCGAAAGCAGTTCGAACGGCGACGGCCACACCCACGCTAACAAGTCGCTGCTGGACTCCCTCTCGCTCGACGATGACCTCTATCTGAAGAGCCGTCAGCGCAACGACGAGACGGACGAGAGCGAGGATCAAAAGATAAAAGCAGGCTATGCCGACGAAGCGGGACACGTGGAGAAGGCTGGGTATGCTGACGAGGCGGGGCATGCTGCGGAAGCAGACCACGCGACTGAGGCGGAGCATGCAGTGACCGCCGATAAGGCTGATAAGACCGCCGAGGCAGAGCATGCAGCGGAGGCCGACCACGCCGTGAATGCCGACACTGCCGACTACGCCAAGGACGCGGATAAGTGGGACGGCCACGAGTTCAGTGATTACCTGGATCAGCCGGTGCGCACCACCGACGATGTACGCCACCGCAGCCTGACAGCCGAGGAGCTGACGGCAACGGTGAAGGCGGTGCTGCAGGAGCTGCAGGTGAAGGGTGACTCAGTGTTCGGCGGACAGCTGTCAAGCGAGGACTTCGTCAGCGGCTTCGTCGGAGGCAAGGGCTGGGCAATCATGAAGAAGGTGGTGCAGAATGCGCTGGGCGTCGATGAGACCAAGTGGACCGCCGAGCTGGACAACCTGACAGTGAGAGGCTCTCTGAAGGTTTATGAGATGATAATCTCTCAGCTGCTGGGTGAGAACGACAACCGCATCTTCACCGGCATGATGGAGGTGGACCACTACGACCCGACAACGGGACGCATCTGGCTGGACACTCAGGGAGGTAAGCTCTACAATCCATTCCGCAAGGACGACTACATCATGGTGCAGCAGTATGGCGGCACCGACAGCAACGTGGTGAAGCAATACGAACTGCTCATCACTGCTGCAGGAACGGGCAACACAGCCGACGGCGAGAACCGCCTGGACTGGGTGACATTTACGAACTTTTCGGCTGACGGTACGGCTGCAGATCTCATCGCGAATGGTGACACACTGGTACGCGTGGACAACGCTTCCGACTCTGACCGCAAGGGCATAGTGCAGATTAACACCGTGGGCACGGCGACACCATATATTGACATCATTTATGGCCTGAAGACTGACCCCGACAATTATCTGAAGGGCAGACTGGGCAACCTGGCAGGCATCCATCATCCTCTCTTCGGCTGGCTCACAGGCTTCGGCCAATATCTGGCCAACCTCTACGCGGTGGGTGACTTCCGTCTGCGTCGCACTGGTGAGAGCGTCGACATGAAGATAGAGGCCCTGAAGGGTCTACTCTCTTCACAGATGCAGCGCATCACCTACAATCTCACGGAGGAGGACAACCTGCTGACGAACGCTACATTCACTGAGTCGATGGAGGGCTGGACGGCTACTGCCGACGACGTGAAGGTGGTGACCGTGGGCGGTGAGCCGCTGATGGTGAATGGGTCGACTCTGAACAGCAGCACCAAGATGGCTGTGGTGGAGGAACATGACGGACGTCAGATGCTTCATCTGAAGAACTGTGGCATCCGTCAGAGCAACGGCCTCATTACCCCGCCGACTTCACATAAGGAATACTACACCGACGACAACGGCACAGAGCAGGAGAAGACGGTGGCTGACACTCTCTACCTGACTCTGAGGATGCTTCCGCTGAGCGCAGGAACACTGACTATCGGTTTCGACGGCAGCAAGGCTGAGATGCCGACAACGTTGCCGGGCGGCGACTACACAGTCGAGGTGGAGAAGAACTCCGACTGGCAGACACTGAAGTGGAACGGAACGTGGGACGGTAAGGGCGACTTCCTGCTGCAGTACACCGGTGAGGCGTGGGTCTCACTGCTGTCGGTGACCTACAAGCCACTTGACGAATACAAGAAGGAAACATCCACCAAGTTCACGCAGACCGACGACCGCATCTCTATGGTGGCAACCAAGGTGGACAGCGTGAACGGTCGCACCGTGGAGCTGGGACTGGACATCGACGCAGCCAACGAGAAAATATCAGCGCACGCCACACGTCTGACCGACACGGAGACTGCCATAGCGCAGCTGGAGGTGACTGCCGACGGACTGACGAGCGGCGTGACTTCTATCGAGGGTGACCTGGAGACTGCAAAGAATCGCATCGAGGAGGTGGCAGCCATCGCCGACGCGGCGAGTGATGCCGAGGTGTACAATCAGGCTAATAATCCGTGGAACAGCTGGAGCTCAGGTACGGAACACACACACGTGGGCGCCATCTGGCACAATACGGAAGACGGCCACACCTACCGCTACATCGGTTACAACGATACGAACGACTGGGAGGACGTGACCAACATAGACAGCACGGCCAGCTACATCCAGCAGAACAAGGATAAGATAACGACAGTGGTGGCTGCGTTCGACACGGACGGCAAGCCCACTGAGGCTTCGGGCATCGTGACGAAGAGCAACATGACCGAGATATTCGCGGAGAAGTTCAACGAGGACAACACGCTGAAGAGCAAGACGGGGCTGATGACTACTTCGGACGGTGCGGCTCTGGAGGCGAAACACTTCAACGACGACGGCTCGCTGAAGAATGTTGCAGGGCTGGTGACAACGTCGGAGGGCAACAAGCTCTACGCAAAGAGCGAGGAGGTCGAGAGCTACATCAAGCAGACCGACAGCACGCTGGAGTCTGTGGTTAAGAAGGGTGACGTCATCTCTTCGATCAACCAGAGCGAGGAGGAAATTAGCATCAAAGCGGATAAGATAAATCTGAACGGTGCGGTTACTGCCAACGAGAACTTTCAGATACTGGATGACGGTTCGGTAGCGACTAAGAATATTACTCTGAAGGGAGCATTATTCCAACCGTTTACCTATGTCGATAACAGTGACGCCGAGGCCTACCGCATAGCGGACGAGACCTACAGCAAGTATATCGAGGAGGCTTCAGGTCTAAGCCAGTCATACATCGACGCCAACAATGCACAATACTCAGAAGGCGATGACAACTATCTCTACGGCTTCCGACCATACTACACCGAGGAGCAGATAGAGAGCGGCAGGATCGATCCTGAGGATGAGACGTCGGAGGCGCTGCCCTGGTATGCTAAATGGTTCACCACGACCACGAAGCCGACAATATCAATAGATAACTATGCGGCGATAGCATACGCAATGGGTAATGAACATTCCAAGATTTACGGTATCATCTGCGCATACAAGCTGAAGAATCAGTTCCAGCTCGACGCGACAGGCAGGGTGATTGTGCTGCCGACCGATGAAAAGTATCTGGGCTGCCGAGTGGTGCTTTTCAACTCCTACAGACCGATTACCAGGCTGGATCTCTGTCTGCAGACAGTGGTAATAACTGAGGATGGGGGCTGCATTCTGTGCACCGACAGTGACGACAGCTACTTTGCTCAGAAAACGCTACCGTCGTGTGTCCAATTTAACTACGGAACTATCGAGCTGATACGAGTGAAGAACTACGTGCCTACTGAGAACTTAAAGGATGTTGGCACTTCTGTGTGGATGGTTATCAGCCATAACTGCAGCTATATTAATTTTACGCGCAAAGTTGAAAGCGAATAAGTAACGAATATATAAACCTAACAGAAAGGAGAATATGGTATGAAAAGACAGAACGAGACTACATCGGTGAACTACAACGCCGAGAAGGTGACCGAGAACATCAGCCTGCAGTTCCGTAAGGACGTCAAGGGCGGAGTGACCAACGTGTCCGGAAGCATTCAGAAGGATGGCTCCGAGGTCGGCACGGTCTACGTGCACGGCACAAGCAACGGCTACACCATTCAGCTGAAGCCTCTCGACAGCTACACCGCCGAGGAGCGCAAGGCTGTGATAACGGCTATCAGCGACTGCGTGGAGGAGATATTGTCGGAGTAAAGACGGAGGGTGAGAGATGATACAGACAAGTCAAGAAGAACTTCAGGCGTTCTATGCTGAAGCGCTGCCGGGCTTCTTGGAGTACCTGCGAACCCACGGCGTCGACGTCGGTGACATCGAGATAGTCTCTTCGCTCGAGGGGCTTACATCGCTGCCGGCACGCTACGACAGCGGAGGCGTGGAGAAGACGGTGCTGGCACCGCTTGAACTGCTGACGGCTGATGCTGAAGCAGAGGCAGAGGCTGCGCGTCAGGCTGCTGCCGACGCCAACGAGGCTGCCGCCAGTGCCAACACTGCCGCGGGCAAGGTGACGACGGCGATAACGGATATTTCGACCGAGAAGAAGGCTGCCCTCGATGCGGCATCGAACGCCAACAAGGCTGCCGACACCGCCAACGCTGCAGCCACCAACGCCGACACCAAACGCAAGGAGATTGAAGCCAACGAGACGGCACGCCAGACTGCAGAAACGGCCAGAGCAGCGGCTGAGTCTTCAAGGGCGTCGGCAGAGGAGACCCGACAGTCGAACGAGGAGACGCGCAAGAGCAACGAGACAGCCCGCAAGAGCGCTGAGACTAAGCGAGTGAACGCTGAGTCGGCGAGAGCTGACGCTGAATCTGCTAGAGTCACCGCCGAGAACTCACGCGTGGCAGCGGAGAAACAGCGAGTGAGCGACTCTGCAGCAGCTGTCACTAATGCCGAGTCGGCAACCAAGGCGGCGAATACTGCAGCTGAGGGTGCCAACTCTGCGGCATCGAAGGCGAACAGCTCGGCATCTTCAGCCGACAAGGCCACTGAGACGCTGAATACCGTCAAGACGGAGTGCGCCAACGCTCAGGCTGCGGCCAACAGCGCAGCGCAGTCGGCTGAGGAGAAAATCGTGGAGATGGAGTCGCTGATGAAGAACTTCTCCGGCGAGGGAACGTCGGCTCCGGTGAAGATGGTGGTAACGGTGCCTGAGAGCATCAGCATCCGCTGTAATGTGAAGCGAAGCATAGTGGCGGTGATCTATCCGACCTATCTCCTGCAGAACGTAATCTTCCAGCGCGCTGACGGCGACTCGCTCAGGGTGGATCCGAGCGGAGGGCTGACGGTGAAGGGCATCGGTGAGACTACGTTCTACGTCATCCCGACGCAGAACACTCCGCTCTGGCAGGAGGTGACGGTGAGGGTACGCCCGCCGCGGATGAGACTGACATCGACGGGAAAAATCCGTTTGAACGGCTCTAAAATAA